AATCAAAGCTTTATTGTCCTGGGTCATGATAATCTTAAGAGCTTTCTTAATAGACTCCCGGCATGCCTGAGGAGTAGAAGACTTAACAGCCTCAATGCCCATGATCTTGAGTTTAGGTTCAGCATATCGTACTCCTTCAGAATCATACACATTTAGGATGTAACGTTTCTTTGCGGTCCAGATTCCCTTATCTGCAATTGATTCACGTTTCATCTTCATCTTCTGTGCATAAGCATTGGTATAGTCTGCCAATTCCTGATAGCACTTATCAATGAATGGTTCAAGCTTTTCAGCAGAAACTTTCGTCAAGAAATCCGTGATTTTAGTCTTATCTGTCTCGCCCTGGTACACGCGATTTACAAGTTCACTTAAACGAATATAGATTGAATCTGTATCAGACGCAAGGATGTAGTCCTTACCATTAGTCTTAAGCAAACTATTTAGGTATTGGTTCATCTTATTCTCGATCCAACGAATGGTGACTTGGCCGGACAAAGTTACACATTCTGCCAAAGCCAACTGATAATAGCGAAAGTAGCTATTACCAAGTGCACCATAAGCTGAATTCAACATGATCTTAAATGCAAGTTGAAGGTTATTATACCTGGAGATTTCTTTCTCCAGTTCATATGATTTGTTTAATTGATATTGCTTCTGAGCCTCGATCATCTTTTTCTTATAGACAGTACGCATGTTATAGTACTGTTCCATAAGCTCTGGTAAGAATCCTTGCTTATCTTTTCTGAATAAGCAACGATTAGCTGTCTTGATGTAATCAGTATTCCAATCAGCAGCTTCACCAGTTAAGAACGTATCAACATTAATCTCACCTGGCATTTGACCTGCATACATTTCTGGTGATATATTATACTGCATGATTAAGTGTGGATAAAGACTATTCAAGTCAAATGATACAACCCATTCATGCATTCCAGTCTGAGGTACCTTTACGTAAGCACCAGCAAAAGATGTTTGTTCCTCAAGACTATCCAGGGCTCCAACAGTCTTATATGGAATGGCAGGAATATTTTCTTTTGGCGTGATGACTTTAAACCGATTGATTAAGAAGTTGTGCGTAATAATATCCCAGAGTTTTACTACTCCAAATGTATCAGCATAATTAACTTTGGCAGAATATGACATAGCATATACGAGTTCAATCAATTTAAGCTTATCTTCAAACTTAACGATTAGATCTACGTCTTTAATGTTGTAATCAATAAACAATTGATAGTTATTCTTATAGAGATCAAAGATACTTCCATATTCAGAGTAATCAATTTTCTTTTCACCGAGTTCTACAAAAGCAATATGGTCAAGCTTATATGATTCTTGATTGGTGTATGTAAACTTTTTGTATAGATGAATGTAATCTAGAACTGATACGCCAAAGATTTCATATACAACGAAATCACCATTAGCTTTACCACGACTTACATGTCGTGTATTGATGATACTCCAAGGTGATAGTTTTCGAGTAAACTCTTCGCCGTGAATTTTGTTAATGCGGTTAATGATATATGGAATATCGAATGCTTCAATGTTCCAACCGGTCACTACATCAGGATCAATTCCAAACCAGGCATGGACAAATCCACGAAGAAGATCTGCTTCATCTTTACATTTAATATAAAATACGTTTTCAACATGGGAATCATATTCACCTACACCCCACACGAAAGTCTTTTCTTTGAATCGTAAAGCAATTGCTGTGATTTCTTTATCTGCTTTGTCTGGTTCAGGGAACCCGTCATCTGATGCAACCTCAATGTCAATATAAATGACACGAATCTTAGATGCATCATACTCAATATCATTTTGAAACGTATCATTGATCCAAACATAATTAAACATGTTTGGACTTTGACCATGAATACTAAAGTTATCTACATGCTTATAGCTTTCAACAAAATCTTTTGCATCACGAACAGAATCAAAATCCATTCGATCAACTTTAATATCGTCAAGAGTAGAATATGTTGCTTGCTCAGGCTTACGTGATTCAACAAAAAGATATGGTTTACATTTGGTTTTACGCTGAACGCGACGACCTGCTTCATATCCCCGGTAGAAGAGGTTATCGCCACGAAGTAATACCGAGGTGTAGAATTTCATTCATCATCCTTATAAATAAGCCGGGAATGGTAGTATTATATACCATTGACAAAAATAAAAACACAACGAGGAGTCCTTTATGAGTTTAAAAGATTTTCAAAGTAAGATTGGTGTAACTGCTGATGGTGCATGGGGTCCGGGCACTCTTAAGGCCGCTGTAGAATTCTTGAAAATGCCTAAATTGCGGGCTGCTCATTTCTTTGCTCAAACTTCTCATGAAAGTGGTGGCTTTAAATCTCTTTCAGAAAACCTAAACTATAGTGCTGACGGCCTTGTAAAGATCTTCCGTAAATATTTCCCTGATGTTGCCGCTGCTACTCCTTATGCCAGAAATCCAGAAAAGATTGCTAATAAAGTATATGGTGGTCGTATGGGTAATGGTGACGAAGCTTCTGGTGATGGTTTCAAGTATCGCGGTCGTGGTGCCATTCAGTTAACTGGTAAAGATAACTACGCTGCATTCGCCAAAGCAATCGATCGTCCTGATGTGATTACTAATCCAGACATCGTTTCTGGTGAACTTGCTTTTGAGTCTGCTATGTTCTTCTTTGATAAGAATAAGCTCTGGGACATCTGTGATAAAGGTATTAATGATGAAACCATTACAGCTCTCACAAAGAGAATCAATGGCGGTACAATTGGTTTAGAAGATCGTAAGAAACATACTTATGAGTATGCTAAACTTCTAGGAGTTTAATGAAAAGGGGAGCAAAGGCTCCCCTTCTCTTATCTGTCTTAATGAATCGTTTTGATTACATAACTTAGCATTGCTGCACAATTAAATACAATCAATAAAGTTAAAGCAATATTATTTTTGATTAAGCTCATTTTTCCTCCGCAAGAAACTGTTTAGTAGTAGTAATAGTTGGTTCTTTAATCTCGATCTTCTTGGGTTTCTTATGCTCAGGAATAATACGTTCCAGAACAATCTGAAGAATGCCGTTTAGCATCTCAGCGCCTTTGATTTCGATGGAATCGTTTAGAGAGAATGTTCGCGTAAAAGCACGAGTGCTGATACCTTTATAAAGATATGGGTTAGTTTCATCGTTATTAGATTTACCTGTAACGATTAACTTATCTTCGACAAACTCAATTTCGATATCAGAACGACCAAAACCAGCTACTGCAAGCTCGATTGCATACTTGTTCTCATCGATTTTCTTGATGTTGTACGGAGGATAGTGGGGAATGCTCTTTGTGATATCGTCATGAAGTTTTGAAGCTTCGTTGAAGACGTGATCAAAACCAACAAAGAACGAATTGAAGGCGTCCCAATTTTTTGGGACAAAGTATGTCTTAGTCATAAGACCTCCTGTTAAGCAAGGTTAATAAATTGGCAGTTTATACGCTACTGCCAAACGTGCCACCCCGAAGGCATGGCAATCTCAAACTCTATTTATACATCAAATTTATTATAAATCATTGGCGCTTATTTTCTTCTTCCGATAAGTCGTTTTCTTCTTTTCGAACTGAAATTCCTTTAGAAGGATCTCCATAAGAATCTTGTCTTTTCTTTTCAAGATCTTTTTTTGCTTGAATTTTTTTCGCTAGTTCTGGATCTGCTTTTAGCATCCAACCAGGTTTAGTCATATCAACTTTTTCTTTTATAAATTGAATTAAAGTTTTCATTTACTTTCTTCTTCCGATGTTATATTTAGCAACTAGTTCCCAGTCATCTTTCTCTTTATGAGAAATGATCTTGATCTGACTGATAGGAGCCATTAGTTCTGCAATATATTCTGGTCGCACCACCTTAAGTAAACCCCATTGCTCTAGTAGAGTAGCAATAGTGTTCCTTCTGGACATATCATCTTCAGAGAAATTAGATGGCTTACCGTCTAACATAAACAATTCTTTAAAATGCACGATATAATACTTTCCCTGCTTATGCAGGATATGACACGATTGATAAAGAGTATTATCTTTCTTTGATGCTACACCAATACGAGTCAATGTTTCTTTTATCTTTAAGAAATCTTCTTGTTCTAGAAGACTCACTTCAACCAGGGATTCAACTACACTCATTTTTTTATCACTCCGCCTTTTTGTAATTTTTGTTTCATAAAATCAATATTAGTTTTATTTATTATTTTATGAATTTCGGCGGCTCGGGTGTAACTACACCCATAATATTCACAAATTATATCTAAATCATCACTCTTTTCTTTCTTTGCCCATTTACTAAATCTTTTCTTTTTGGGGATACCATTTAAGTAGTATTCAAATTGAAGTTTATTATCTATGTGAGCATATTCATTAATCTCATTTGCATATAAGATGGTATCAATAAAGTATGATAATGACTTATTGACCATAAAAGGAGTATAACCTTTTTCAGCCAACTCATCATTATCGGTACCAACCATTAGGTTTTTCTTTGTATCATTAATAGCATTCACATAGTCAAAAGGATTCATGTGAACTCACATTCAGTCATAATCATGGTTAGGCAGGCCACGATATTGATTTCTGGATCAGCTACAAAAGCAGCTTTGAATTGATAGTCGCCAATGATTAAAACGAGTTGAGGAATAGATGCAGGCTTAATGTATTGAGAAGCTGTGTCATAGATCTTACGAAATAGAACAGAAGTTTCAATATCACTATTCTCGCCAACCCACTTTCTCATGTTGCTAAATGATTTGGCTTTTAAGAATTCAAATAGTTGCTTAAAGCTTTCATCTCCTAGATTAGTCAAGATACCACTATCAATCTTACCAGTGGCAGAATAGCGTTGAAGTTCATTTAGAACTCGTCGCCAATCTGGAAAGTACTTATTAATAAGTTCTGCAAGGACCGCATCACTAAACTCAATCCCTTCAACTTCAAGGATACCCTTACACCGCTTCATGAACTGAGAAGCCATCTTAGCTTTCTCATTATTAGGAATCTTGAAATCAATCACAGTACATCGACTATGAAGAGGTTCAATAATCTTGTTCTTGAAGTTACAAGTAAGGATAAACCCGCAGTTTTTTGAGAACTCCTCCATGAAGTTTCTTAAAGCTGGTTGAGTACTATTGGGATTTAGATAATCTGCTTCATCTAGGATGACGTACTTTCTTCCACCCATTAATGACATGGAAGAAGCAAACTGACTGATGTCAGTACGAAGAGTATCAATATTGCCATTCATTGAACCATTGATGATCATATAGTCACATTCCAACTGCTCAAGCATGGCACGAGCAACTGTAGTTTTACCTACACCAGCTCGACCAGTCAGGAGCATGTTTGGAATGGTACCATTATTTACAAACTGTTGGAAGGTGGTTTTCAACCCAACAGGTAGAATACATTGATCAATAGTCTTAGGTCTATACAACTGGGACCACAAAAAATCATCACGAATCATAATATAAAGCTCCAATCAATTAAATAATAACCACAGACTCGTATAGTGCCTGAAATTCCTCCATCTCTGTTACTTCATCGGTAAATGAATTATTGTGATATACCTTTGCCATCTTACGCAAGATCCGCTTATTCATATCATACTTTTCAGCGGCGGCATCAATAGCTTCTTTGATATATTCTCGTTCTGACTTGATGCGAAGCATCGAGTTTGAAATTTCAGTCAACACGCCAAGAATATCTTTCTTGTCTTGATCAATCATTATTAACCCTCAAACTTTGAGTTAGCTTCATTTGCAATCCAATATTCAAGCGTATTAGACTTGAATAAGGCAATACCACGAGCAAGAGTAACACGATATGTATCATGCATAATCTTCATGTTTTCAGATTTGAAGATGATATTAAAACTCTTATCAGTAGTACCTACCTTAAGTTCAAAGGAGTTATTGGTTGGATTCTTGACATCGATTGCTCGATAGAATACCTCACCATCAACTCCAACGACTGATACCTCAGGCAGTTGAAGAACACCAGCAGCTTTCATCAAAGACTGATGCTGATCTGGTGTAAGATCGAACTCAAAGTAAGGATCAATTGCCTTCATCTCCTTGTTAGGAGGCAGGACCATGTTTTCCGGATCACCAAAGATGTAATTAACACTCTGTTTACCATCAGTAATCTTTACATAGTTTTTATCTGAGAAGATAAGTTCTGGATCAGCAAAGAGTGAAAGAACACTAAGGAATCTATTCAATTCAAATACGCCAAAATCATGGCTAATCTGGTCATCAATAGTAGCCTTAGCCATGATTGTTTTATGAGGGGACATCGTTGCCAATGTGTTACCCTCACGAAACATGATTGAAGGATTAATGGTGCTGAAGTTTTTCAGCACCGAGATTGTCTTAGGACTTAGTTTCATAATATAAATCTCCTATCACTTTTTCTTTTTATTAAGAAGTCCGGCATCAGCAGTAGCAGCGGCACCAATAGAAGCTAGATCCGCAAGTGATCCACCAAAGATATAAGTGCCAACGTGTTGTAGTTGCATCCAAGGACAGAACCAAACCTGAAGACCCATCTTTTGAACGTTATAACAGAACATGTAATCTTCTGATAGATAACGCTTGGATTCAGGATCAATGATGCAATCAAAGAATGCCATGATCTCGCGGCTACCATCAAAATGTTCAGTACGAACATGATCAGGCTTATAAGAAAGTTGAGGGAATTCTTCCTGATACTTCTCAAAAGTACGGCGACGAATCATCATGAACCCAGTACCAATCTCAGATACTTCAACTGGCTCACCAATTGGAATAGCACCCTGGTTTGATTTAGGATTAAAGACGTAATCACCTACATACTTTTCAAGAGTATTTGGATCTTCATCTGCCACACCCTTATCTACTGCAAGCTTGATCTTTTCCCAGCTAATGCACTTCTTAGGATAAGGACCACCAATAACGTCATAAGGACTTGCATCATCTTGCAACGCAAGAAGAGCAATAACGTCATTTGGATTGAATCCAATGTCGCTATCAATGAACATCAAGTGAGTTGCATTTGACCGCATAAACTCATCAGCACAATAGTTGCGTGCTCGGGTGATTAGCGATTCGTTAAATAGGAAATACAACTGGAGTTGAATTCCATACTGGGTGCAAAGTGAAGTTAGATCAGCTACTGATCTAGCAAACATACCTGCACATTGGCCACCATACATTGGTACGGCCAGAAATAACTTACGCTGACGCAAGTCTTCAATCGGAACTTTAATTTGAAAATTACTCATTCAATTCTCCTTTGTTAGGGACTATTATATTACCATACTTGTAAATTATTGTACACCATTCTCCAACTCATGTACGTAAAGCTGAATCATTGCATAATGAATGATCTTCATTAAGTCTTTACGATTATAACCATCTTTTTTACCATATCTCTTAGCATACTTCATGATGTTTCCGACACAGAATCCTGTTCCATGTCCAGCATCAATAATCATATCCGTGGCTTGATACTTTCCACTATAGTGCTGAGAATACGTAGCATCAATATATTCCATAATCTGCTTCATATTCTTATCTTCATCATACTTATAATCAATCTTCATTCTAAAAAGTTCTCCAAAGTACCTTGTTTTTCATCCATAATTTTATGAGTCTGTGTTTGATTAAACTGAAACACATAGGTCGAATCCACCATTTCGCGATTGCCCTTCAAATATTCAAGGATCTCTGTTGCCATATCAGTGGCGGTTTGCACTGGAACATTTTGACAGATGTGATTTACCGTCTTTCTATGATTAAGAAGTTCAAAGTCTTCTGGCAGACCCATAATTGAAAGTGCTTCTCGATATGTGATATAGCGATCTTCATATGGATGAGTTAAATTCACAGGATAATGACTAATAAAAGCACCAATATAACCTTTAGGAACTGTAAGTCCCCGTTGCATCACATTCTTTCCATCATTTAGTTTATTATATTTATACATACACTTTGCAACTTCTTTATCAAGATTGCGATTATTCATCCAATCAGCAACATCTTTGTAGTTGTATCCCATCTTTTGAATATACATTGCTACGTTAATTTCACGTTCTGATTGTGCTACATCAAAGAACTCGCGATGAGAAACTCCACCATGAACTACTTGAAGTGCAAACTGATAATATGGATCATCAGTAGGTGTCTTAGGATTGATTGGTTCCATAAGATTAGTTGTCTTAACATTAGTGATAAGATCTTCAATCTTTTGATATGGACGATTAAAATAATTAAGAAGTGGTGTTTTATCTCCTTGCCAAAAGAAATAAAATGTGCGATCACGAATTTGAGGAACACCGTGCAATAAAGACCAAGTCTTATAGATTGACATGCTATAACCATTTTCACGAGCAGTTTCATACATCTGTCGGCGAATATTGGTTCCAATCTTATAAATCAACTGAGGTGCATTCTCTCCCCATAAAACTTTAGGCTTAATTTCTGACAAGACGTATTTAGTTGTCTCAAGTAACCATTTATTATTTGGATTATTATCTCCATAACCCTGGGATAAAAGTGATAAACCTGCACAAGGGCAAACAGATCCGATTACATCTACTTTCTTATCAGGTTTCATTCCATCATCAAGTACGTAATATGGAACTTCATTCTTAAAGTAATTAACAAGATGTGAATCATTCTTTGCAAAAGCTTTATAAGACATTAAGTACTCAGGTGGAGTACCAAAAGCTCTCATTGATCCAATGGTTTCTCCGCCAATAAGTGGAATAATAGAGGCATGTTTAATATTCATAGTGATGCTTTAATGTAATCTTTTAGATTGTTTTTAGCGCTCCATCCCAATTCAATTGTTTTTTGAGAGAAAACGTCAGCGGTTGCTCGGTTGCCTTTTACTTCTGGCATCATTGTTGGTTCTAACCCAATCATTTCTGCTAATTCTAAGATGTTAAAAGATTCAGGAGAACCAATACCATAGTGATCACCTTCGCCTTTTAGCGCAACAAGTATTAATCCGTCAACAATATCATTGACATGCGTAAAGTTTCTTCGTTGAGTACCTGGTGATGTTACAGGTAAAGTAGTTCCACCTTCTTTTTTAATGTTTAAGAATTTAGCAACTACAGTACTATATTTGCCATTACAAATTTCACGTTTACCATATACATTATAAAAATAAGTAATAGCATAATCTAATCCATACCATTTTGCATAGTTTTTTACGTAATCAACGTTTACGGATTTAGTCCACGCATAAGGTGATAGTGATCCACTTTCTTCACAAAATTTTGTACTTGATGCTGAATATAAAAATTTAGCATTACATAATTTAGCAAACTTAATAATTGCATTTATAGAATATAGGTTATAATCAAGAACAGTTTCTAAATCATCATATGATTGTTCTACTCTTGAATATTCACCAAGATGATAAACAATATCAAAATCAGTTGGAAGTCCAATATCAAATATATTTTTCACATTTTCTTTAATGTAAGAAACACCTTCAATATGATTAGCAATACTACCACTTGAATAGTTATCAATGGATACAACAATATTGTTCAATTGAATTAATCGTTCACACAGATGTGAACCTACAAATCCAGCGCCGCCGGTTACCAAAATTTTCATAATCAATCCTTAATATAAGGCTTCATCTTTTCAAACATGTCAGAATAAATATACTCTGAATCTTGATGATATTTATAGAATTCATAAGCCATGTTACGATATTCATCACGCATAACATCGTCTTTTTCTAATTTCTTAATGAGGTCTAATGCTGGTTGCATATTGTTATCATCAAGCCAAACTGTTCCCGTATTAACGCTTTCGATCAAAGGGATACCAGTAGTGCGATGTTTAGCACGTTGCCCCCAAGCTGCACGAAATACAGGAATTACACCAGTTGCTACGATTTCACAATGGGTGTATTCAATAGCATTTTCTATGTATTTCTGATCTAGAATAGATAATTGATACCCAAATCCACAACGTGACATACGCTCTAACATTTGATTATTATTATATGGTCCAAACACGTAAGCTAGACCGCCATAACCATTAGACGTATCAATAGTGTTAATGTCATTCATAATATGAGGATGAAAATCGCTTAGCAGTTTAAAGTCTAAGTAAGCAGGTGATTTTTCAATTCCTTCAAATGTAGTAAGACATTGGTTACCCTGAAGAAAATTATTATGGAACTTAAACATTTGTTTATAGCCTTTCCACGAAGTGGTTCGGCCAATCCATTTATGATGCTTAGGATCTTGTTCTTTAATGTCTTTCCAGTATTGTTTCTTTGTTGGTTCAAAATCATAACCAACTTGATACGCAAAGATTGGTGTAGGATTAACTGGTTCATCATTAAAGAAAGATGAGAGTCCTACTGTTCCTTCTAATGCATGTACATGTTCACAGAAATCATTTGATCTGGATAGAGAAAACATTAGAGTAGAAGCATTAATTGATTCATCAAGTGCAGCATTACGGTTAATGGATAGACTTGCATGATCAAGTTGTACCAATACAATTGGTGTTTTAATTGATGAAATGATACGTTTAAAATTATCAATACATCCAATGGGATGGCCTTTGGAATTATGATATTGTCGAGAAGGTAATGAAGTAATAATTACTACATCTACTTCATTACATTTTTTAATAATAGCATCTGCTTCTTGATCATTAGCAAATAAAAATGATTGAATCTCTTCACATTCATGAGCCGTTTTACGACTCCATTTCTTATCTCTACTTGCAATTAGAGTAGAACGTATTCCATTTTTATTGAACCATTTGTTTTGTTCTAATGAAAACTTAGTTACTCCACAACCTTCAATTCCACGTGCCATCATAATTACTACATCTTTAACCATATTCTAATCCTTTAAGTTACTATCCAGACTTTATCATACCAATTTACTGTAATACCGGCTTCTTTAAACATAGCATAAGATTGTTCACCTGACGCTTTCCACTTTTCAGGAATATCAACTTTGGCTATTTCTGGAGTATATATGACTACACGCTTAATGCCTACTTGAATAACACCTTTAGCACATTCTGAGCAAACTGGTAAACCATACACATAAAGCGTAGCTCCATTTAAGCTAACGCCATTGAGTGTAGCATTATAGATACAGTTCATTTCTGCATGAACAACATACTTGTATTTTTCTTCACGATTATTCAAACGCGCTTGTGTATCCTCAATTCCACGAGGAAACCCATTGTAGCCCTGGGATAAGATTTGTCCACGTCCACCAACTGTGATAGATCCAACTTTAATAGATGGATCCTTGGACCATGAAGAAATATATTTAGCAAGTTCGCTATACTTCATATCCCAGTTTGTCATTTGATTATATCCTGGTAATACATCTTAAAACATTTATTATGATATTTGTTTAAAATAGTTTTATTAACATGTTGCTTACAACCTAAACAACTTATATACTGCTTATTAATTGGTGTTTTTCCAGTTTGAGCTTTACTAACTGCTTCTTTAACATGATTAGGTCTTTTTTTACCAAACATCGGATTATTTTCGCCAATCATTTTTTCCGATTGTTTAGGTCTACTTTGTCCTTTTAATTTCTTATTCATTAAGGTTTTAAAATCAGATGCTTTTGCTTTACGCTCTGGTGTCCATTTTTCTTTCATTTTTTCTTTTGTTAAAGAAGAATGAGTAAATCCGTGTTTCCAACCATGTGATCCACCAACTGCATTATTCCAACCTATATTTTTTGTAGGTCTTAATTCATTTTCTAATGAAAAACATTCTTCTCTAGAACCTTCAAATAAGATTTTAATTTGGCAGTCATCGGGAACTCGTTTACTACGCAAATGATTCCTAAATCTTGTTGTAGGATTTAAAGTAACACCAATATAACCCGAAAATTGTGGTTCATCACACGATGAATTATAAATCCAATATAGATAACTTTTCATGAATAACTCCTTATTATTATTTTTATTTATAATAATAAGGAAGTACTATAATGACTATGCTAAGCAAATTGGTTATTTGGATATAATATTTTATAACGTTCTTTTGTTATAGTACTTTCACCGGTTTTTGAGTAATGATCCAATAAATAAAAATTTCTAGAATATAAATGAAGACTTCCAACATTCCAAACAATAGATCCTAATTGAATTCCTAAATCATCGCATAATTGAAGTACAACATATTGCTGCCACGCGAAATCATTACGATATCCCGCCCAAACGTCATTGGATCTCATGTTTACAATGGCGTGTAAACGATCATAACGAATCAAGTATTGAACTGTGTTTGTGCACATAAAATCATTCATACCAAGAAACTTGTAATCATAGTGCATGAATGGTCGAGTATAAATCATGATAGCACGACGAGAATTAGGATTCTGTCTTAGTTCTTCTAGAACTTTCTCATATTGCTGACCATTCTCTTCACTATAGACGCACCATCCATAGTTTGAATTGATTTCACCATGTTCATTTGCAACTTGTTTCCAGATTTCTGGTGCACCACCTGGGATATCATGTACATTCAAAGATTGCGACTTATACCAATCCAATTCACGAGCAACATAATCAGCATTAACTGTGCCAAAGATTGTAGGTTCATCAGCAATGAATTGTGCACCAGCTAATTCAAGAGTCTTGACACCAGTCTTATCAATTACAAAATCTTCAGCATTAAGTGCTAACTTAAAATATTCACGAATAGATTTAACAGTATTGTGACGCATCGTCTACGATTCCTTTGACTGCAAGTGCGGTAGAAGTACCAACAAAAACATTATCAGAAAATTGTACAGGTTCTAATTTACGATTAAAGATATCACGATTGGATTGCTGGCCTTCCATTGAACCACGTAACCAAGATACGGCAAAAGAACAATAGTTGATAATGTCTTTATATGTATCTTCAAGCGATTCAAAATTAGGAGTGTTTTGCGTAGCAGATTCAAGAAGAGATTGGGCACGATAGACTTTACCCTGGGTGGTGTCATGAATAGTATCAATGCCACGACGATAATGCATCGCTTGTACTACATTTGAATTAGGATTCTGATAATCATTAGACTTTTTTATCTGTAGATCAATACATTCATTTAGAACTTTAACTGATTCTTTCATAGTAATTACCTATATTTAGAAGGTGACAATTCACATAATTCTTCTGCTTGTTGTGTATTATACACAGTTTCATATAAATGTAAATCTTTTATTTCATACATGCGGCAAAGATCATTGTTAAAATGAATTTCAAAATGCTTTCTTGGTTTTAAAGATTCCCAAACATTCATTCCAAGTTCTGGACTTGATGGAATCTCAATAAAGAATAGTCGATCAACCGCATCACATTTTGCCCATTGGCTTTGACCTAAACAAAATGCATTGTATTTTTTAATCTTTACAAGTGTTTTAGTTTCAACTGTTAAACCATCAGCAGTCATATCTTTAACTGAATCAAATTGATTCTCACTGATCACTACTATATGACCAGTTTGTTCTAAGATATGTTTATTTATGCTTTCACCAATGCTGCCAATACGTTTAATCTTTTGTGCTCTATTCATTAAACAACAAACCTAATAGACCAACATTATCTTTAT